AGTTGCCGGATGTTCAAGTAGATAACCCAATTGATGGATTTTTTTACAGGCGAGATGATGTTATTGCCGCCATCCGTGCAGCAGGCCATGAGGTGATTGAATCATGAAAGAGCTGAATGAGTTAGTTGAGCTGGCGAAAAAGGCAAACGCAGCCGGTCAGGGCACGCCAGAAATGGTTGACTTTCTGGTCTTTGCCGATCCTGACAAAATCCTCGCCATTGCCGAAGCATTCCGGGCGCTGGAGCAGGAAAGAGAAGATTTGCAAACTGCACTGCGAGAAACTACTAAATGCGGTTTCGACCACATGTACCGCGCAGAAGCAGCAGAGGCGGCGCTGGAAGTGGAAAAGGATACCCACGATGACACTCTGCAAGCTATGCACCTCTGGTGTAAGCGGGCAAAAGAGGCAGAGGCGAAGCTGGCAGAAGTAGAAGAGCAGAAATCACGCTGGGTTAACTGGGCTAAAGAAGGCTGCGCAGAGGCTGACAGGCTTAAGGAGAAGCTGGCAGAGATGGAGGGGCAGGAGCCTGTTGCTATCGTAGCGAGACGAGCCCAACGTTACTCTGGGAATGGACAAAGCAAGGAAAAAGTATAGATAAGCCTGATGGGATGTATCTGTATGCTCGCCCCGCGCCCGCCGTCAGCCTGGCAGAGCTGGTGCCGATTCGTGCGCCAGATGAAGTTATCTCGATGATAGAGAAATCAGTCATCGAACCAATTTATGACGAGAAAATCCAGGCCATATGGTCAAAATGCTGCGATGTCATACTGCGTAACATTGAGGAGGCGAATAAGTGAAAGAAAAGGAGAATCTAATCACAAAGGAGATTCTGATAAGAAACTTCATATACCAGCCAGCCACTGGCGTTCTTAGGTGGAGAACAAGTCGGGGCAGGTCAGAGAGACTTGGTTTGGCAGGAAAAGTAACCAGTGAGGGTTACAGGGAGGTTCGAATAAACTCAAGATTTTATATGGTTCACCGCGTCGTGTTCTTTTGGGTCTACGGTTTCTGGCCGGATCAAGTTGACCATCGAAACAACAATAAGGGTGATAACTCAATATCAAATCTGCGCGCAGCTAGCCACTCGCAGAACAGGCAGAATGTTAGATTGCAGTCCAATAATTCCAGCGGGATAAAGGGCGTGGGATGGAATAAGCAAGTCATGAAGTGGCAGGTCAGGATTACGTTGAATGGCAAAGTTTTCTGTCTAGGATCTTATGAAGATAAGTTTTCAGCGGCGTGCGTTGCAGTTTCTGCGCGAAACGTACTTCATGGTGAATTTTGCAATCACGGGAGTGAGAAATGATTAGTAATGAGAGGATGAATGAAATTGCAACTGCTCCTTTCGGTGTCACAGTCAGTGAAGTTGAATCATTGGCAAAGGAACTGCTGGCGCTGCGGAAGGCATTTAGTGAGCCGCGTGGATACGAATGGGTAAACGGTGATGGTGAGGTAGTCAACCTTTTAAAGCACAACCCAAAAGCAGGTGATTGGTCAGAGCAATATTGGGGTGATAGAAAATTTAGAGCAATTCCGCTTTACAGGAAGCCTGAATGAAAAACTACGAACCCATTGAGCAGCAGCACATGGCGCACGCCCGGAAGGGTGCGCTGATTTTCTGGCTTAGCTTTGCGTTCTGCATCTGGCTTGTATCTTGAACACCAAGCAGCAAGCCTGGCAAAAGGCAAAGGAATGCCGGTTCGATGAGTTTATATTAAATGTCAGCAAAGCTTTTCCTGATGCGATTGATGGGATTCGCATTGACCACAACCGGCAGGTCACATGGTGGATGAAGTCAAAAGATAAGCCTCGTTAGCGGGGCTTTTTTGTATGTGGTAAAATCTACCTCACACAATGAGGAATTCAACATGCCAGATAAAGAGACAAAGCGTTCCCGTGGAAGGCCAACAAAATACGAAGCGCGATTCTGCGATGAGCTGGTAGATTTTTTTTCTGGCGAAGTTTATGAGCAGAAAACGGACCAGAACGGAAAGCCTATCTACATCCCTAACAAGTTTCCAACTATGGCGAGATTCGCTTCACGCATAGGCGTACACCGTTCAACTCTAATTGAGTGGTGCGATATCTACCCAGACTTTTCCGACGCCTATAAGCGCGCACAGTCTCTTCAGGAGGCATGGTTGGTTGAAGGGGCAATGGTTGGAGCCTATGTTGGCAGCTTCTCAATCTTCACTGCGAAGAATGTCCTGGGATGGAGAGACAAGCATCCTGATGAGGATAACAATCAATCCCAGCAACCTTTGCACATTGTGATTCAGAAGGATGTATAATGCCTCATCGAATATTGATGAGGTTGATATGAATTACAAGAGCGTATACGAAAAGCTAATCGCCAACGCCACTGAGAACCCTCCGCAAGGAGTATGCGAAGTTCACCACATAATCCCTCGCTCGTTGGGTGGTGGCAATGATCGGGGTAATCTTATATCTCTCACTCCCCGCCAACACTTCATTGCTCATCTTCTCCTGGCCAAAATTCATGGCGGGCCTATGTGGGCGGCTCTGGCATTTATGTCACGCAGCGGGACTAAATCAGCAAGAGGAGTAGCAGTGTCGTCAAGAGTTTACGAGAGCATTAAAATAAATGATGCAGCATGGCGCTCTGAATTATATTCAGGGTCAGGAAATCCATTCTTTGGATCTAGTCATGGCCCTGAGTCCCTGATAAAGATGAGAAAGCCTCGGGTCAATAAGTCCGGTCTTTTTGGTAGAAAGGTTTTTGGCATAGGTGATGTAATAGCTTCTGTTATCACATACAAGCCGCGCCACGTTGAGCCTGACCTTTCTTTAATGAGGCGCATAGACGAATCAGTGCAGTCATGGGATACAGAAACAAAGAGGCTATCAAGTTTTTACCGGCGCTCAGTATCCATTTCTCAATCATTTGCTGGCAGGGATTACTCAGGGGAAAGAAACCCAAACTATGGCAATGGCGCAGCCATATCTGGTGAAAGAAACCCAATGTTCGGACTTAGGCATAGCGAGGAAACTAAAAATAAAATCGCAGAGAAGGCAAAACGGGTTCTAAAATGCCCTCATTGCGGTAAAGAATCGAACATAGCTAACGCTCACAGGTGGCATTTTGACAACTGCAAACACAAAGACTCTTAAGCTTCTCCCTCACCAGTTCGATTTACTCTCTGACACCACGACAAAGATTATCGGGCTATGCTCAGGATTTGGTGGCGGGAAAACATTCAGCGCCGCTAGGAAAGCAGTTCACCTTGCAACCCTGAATCCGGGAGTTGATGGAATAGTGACTGAGCCAACATTTCCTCTGCTTGTTCAGGTCATGTTCCCGGAGCTAATGATCGCTCTTGATTTCTTCGGTATCCCATACAAGTTCAACAAAGTTGAGTCGATATTTTACTGCCAGATAGGAGGAAAAGAGACCCGAATAATTTGCGGGAGCATGGAGAACTATAACCGTCTTATTGGTATCAACGCAGCATGGTGTGTGTGCGATGAGTTTGACACCGCGAGGGAAGAAGTTGCTTATGCTGCATACATGAAGCTGCTCGGTCGATTGAGGAAGGGAAATGTCAGGCAGATGGTTATCGTCAGTACGCCTGAGGGATTCAGGGCGATGTATCGAATCTTTGTTAAGGATGCTGACAATTCAAAGCGCCTGATCAAAGCCAGGACGCAGGATAACTATCACCTTCCACGGGACTATATCGATACGATGCGGTCTCAGTACCCTGAAAACCTCATTTCTGCTTATCTTGAAGGTGAGTTCGTAAACCTGACATCAGGCACCGTCTATCCCCAGTTCGACCGCAAACTAAACCACACTGACGATGAGTGGGATGGTGTTGAGCCGGTGCACATCGGACTGGATTTCAACGTTGGTAAAATGTCAGCCATTGCTCACGTTGAGCGCGCTGGTTTGCCTCGAGCCGTAGCTGAGATTTTAGGGGCGTACGACACGCCTGATATGGTTAATTTAATTAAACGCAGATTCTGGAGGGAAGAGTCGCAGGGTGAGTTTAGAAAGCAGTGTGAGATTTACGTCTATCCAGATGCATCTGGCGGCTCACGCAAAACAGTCAATGCTGGGACATCTGATTTGGCTCTGCTTACTGAGGCCGGCTTCCATGTTATGTGCGACAGCAAAAACCCTCCCGTTCGCGACCGCATTAACTCG